CCAGCCAGCGCCCTGACTGGTACGTCGAACCCTGCGTGGAGGCTGCGTGATGCGCAACCGTCATCCGGGTACTTGTTACCGCTGCGGTGGCCACGTCGAGAAAGGCGCCGGCCACTTTGAGCGAATCCCTGGTGGCTGGCGTGTTCAGCACGTCGATTGCTGCCTAGAAGCACGTAATTCCCAACCGGGCCAGCCGGCCTAAATCAACCCTGTGAGGTAACCCTATGTCTCTCGTATTGCTCGGTCTTTGCCACGGTTTTCACTCCAACACCCGCACCGTTGGCGCAAACACGTTTATCGACAACCAGGTACTGGTCGAGGTTGAACAGCTCAACCAGTACGGCATTGCCGAGGTCAAGACCATGGCCGTCAAGCTCTCGAAAAAGCACGTCGAAAGCGGCATTGGCAACGTCTGGAACCAGCTTAAGGGCAAGACCGTATCTGTCCCTGTTTTCGTCGGTGCCTGGGCAAGCAAGGCCGGTAACGCAGGCTTCGACCTGTGGCTCTCCGGCGACGGCAAACCCATGAACATCCAGCTTGTGAAGCCTGTTCAGGCTGCGAGCTAAGGGGAGGGCGCTGCCATGGTTACCTCTGATTTTCATCAAGAACGCCAGCGCCTGCTGTGCCTCATGAAAACAGCCCCGGACCACTACGAACTCGCATTCTCCAGCGCTGAACACGCTGGCTATCTGCGCGGCCTTCGTGACTCCGGCTCCATCGGCGGCGCTGCCCATGATTTGTATCAAGCCGAAGCTGAAAAGGTCGCTGACGGTGCCCTCGAGCGCCTGACCGCCGACCTCACTGCCGAGGCCGCGTAATGCTCCCCCTGTGCGTCCATATCGACCCCGCCACCAACGCTCTCGTTGCTGCTGGTGAGTTCACTGGTGAATGCACGGGATACGTACTCATCACGCCGGCTGACTGGGCCGGCTCGATGACCATAGCGGAACTATTCGGGACGCCTGAACCGCTCCTGATGACCGCAGCCTTTGCCAGTTTCTTCGGTCTCGTGTTTGGGCCTGCTGCAATCGCCCATCTCGTCGGCCGTGTCTCCGGCATGTTTGACCACACCACCAATGAGGAACTCTGAAATGTCCAAAAAGATGATCGCACTGCTGCAAAAAGGCGGCTACGCCGTCGCTCTGTCCACCGTTGCTGCTGTACCTGCTTTCGCCGCTGATATCGACTACGCCGACATGATCGCCGTCCCGGTGGCCACCGGTGCCGTCGCTGCCATCGTTGCCATGGGCGCAATCAAAATCGCCCCCGGTTTCGCCAAGTGGGCAGTCAACAAAGTGGCTGGCATGTTCCGTTAATACCGCGTGTCCCCTCGGGGAGTCTGGCCCCCTTACTGGGGGCCTTTTTGTTTAAAGGCCTACTAGCTGCGCCAGACCTGGTGCTTTGAGGATCATAATGATATGGCTCGTTTTAGCGGCATTTACCGGCGCGCTCTCTGGCTCTCTTGTTTGTTTTGCGCTCTATTCCTAGTTGCAACTGCTGATGCTGCAACTCGCAAGTTTGTAAAACTCCCAAGTAAAGGTTCTGTCGCGCAAAATCCATCTTTGCCGCCCAGTCGTACTGGCGACTCTATCCAGATCACAGGACAGCCCTTAGAAGGTGAGTTTATTCCCGGTGATAGCGGAACTAAGGGTGTCCCTATCAAGGTTCTGCCGCGCCTCGACGGTTCTCTTCCGCGTATGTTTAGCTACGCCAAAAATGGCATGCGCGGAGGTGCTATTGGTATAGCTGGCGCTTTAACCATCGGCCTCATGCTTGATCAAATTGATGCGTATCTAGACGAAAACGGTGTTCTTGTACGCGAAAAGCCTGCCGATATTCCTGCGTCTGGCTTGTATTGGTGCGGAAACCGTACAGCTGTATGCACTCCGACCTCCACTGATTACATGCTTCGTAGTGCTGATACCCCTCTTGAACTTGCCAATTATGCGGGCTCCCGAGTTTTTGATTCCCGTTTTGAGTTCTCTATAACTTCTTCATCTGTCGTTGCTGACTCTGTACTCTATAACTACAGCGCTAAAAGAATATCCACTGGTTCTATTTCAACCGGCGCTTTTATTTTCTATCGTCGCGGTAACTGTCCCCAAGGTGCTACATATAGCCCTGACACTTTTATGTGTCAAAGCTCCCAGATTCAGCCACTATCCGATTCTGATTACGATCTTATGTTTGATTATGCCAACCAGCAAAATGCTGATTGGCTCAATGGCCTCCTAAAAGATGCATGTAACGGCTCAAACAACCCAGCCGGTTGTTTTAACGAGCTGCTTGACCAAGCGCCTCTTGGCGGCCCTTCTTCTGTCAACGGCCCTACAACCACTAAGACTACAACTACAACCGGCCCGAACGGCGTAACTAGTCAAACCGTCACCACCACCAACACTAAGTACGACATTACTTATGGCGACAACTATTACGATTACCGAAAAACCGAAACTACCGAGACCAAAAAGGACGGCGTAACCGAAACGGAAACAACAGAAACTGAGCCGGAAGAAGTAGAGCAGGAAGAAAAGCCACAGGAAGAGGAAGAACAAAAAGACGAAGATCCAAGCCCTTGTGCTGGCACTAACTGTGACGGTCCTGCTTACGAGGATCAATACGAGCCTACCGAAGAAGAAAAGGAAGACTCTATTGATGACTACATGACCCGCGTCCAAGACATACCAATTCTAGTAGCCCTGGGTGGGATGTTTGATATATCCGTTGCTGGCTCATGCCCTATATGGGAACTTCACCATGCAATGCCCATCATGGGTACTTCCATGAATATCGACCTCGTATTCGATTTCCTTTGCGTGTCTTGGTTTGTCTCATATGGCCCCTGGATTAGGGCGGTTATATATGCAGTTGCCGCCTTTGCAGCGGTTCGCGTAGGACTTCTTTGAGGTGATTTATGATTGAAACCATAGTTAGCTGGTTTACTGCTTTATTCCGTTGGATAGGCCGAATATTTGAATGGTTCCTTGGCATGTTCAAGGACTTAATTGAAGTCATATCAGATATCCCTGTTCTTATTCTTAAGGGCTTTCTCGACGGTGTTATTTACTTGCTCTCTGCTATTCCAGTTCCGGCTTTTCTGGAAGGTGGTGGTTTGCTCCAGGGCGTTTTTGGCGCACTAAGTTCTGACGTTCAATACCTCGTTTCTTTTTTCGGTATTCCGGCAGCTCTCGCAATATTCGGCGCTGGTGTTGTTTTCCGGCTAACTCGCAAAGCGCTGACGCTCGGTCAGTGGTAAGGGCAGGGGAGTAGTCCCATGATTTTTGGCAACGAAGGAATGCCCGGTTCTGGCAAGTCCCTGGACGCTATGCAGCACATCCTTGATTCGCTATTGGCTGGCCGTACTGTCATCACGAACATCAACGGCGTTGATCTGAAAGCCATCGCTGACTACCTCTCGATGCCGCTTCCAACCGTGCAGCGATTGCTTGTCGTTATCGCGCCGCCTGAAGGCATGCCAGAAGACGACAAGGTAGGTTTCATCAAGTCTGAATTTCTCGCGCGCCAGGTGCCCGATAGCCTTTGGATTTGGGACGAAATCAACCAGTTTTGGCCGCCTGATCGCCAGCCGCTTCCAGCTGACTGGGCCAAGTTCGTGACCGAGCACCGCCACCTGGGCATTGATGTGCTGATCATGGGGCAGGACCTCTCTGAGCTGCACGCCACCTGGCGCAAGCGCCTGCAGCGTTATACCCGGTTCACAAAGCTGGATATGCAGGGCAAAGATGACAGCTTCCATTGGGGTTCATATACCAACGTTGGTAAGAACCGTTACAAGCGCATGGCAGACGGTAAGAAACCCTACAACAAGGCATTTTTTCCCCTGTATAAATCGGTGCGCGACGTCACCAGCAACCTCGAAAACTACCGCGATAATCGCTTCGCGGTTTTCCAGCCAAAGCACAAGTTCTATGCGGCCTGTTTCGCCTTGTTGCTGTGTTATTCCCTCTATGAGATCTGGAGCTTTTTTAATCCCGACCTCGAGCAATCGTCATCAGCTGTCGCTGCTGAAATGCCCAAGTCCGAAAAGGCTGCAACGCCCGCAAAGCCTGCTTCTAAACCAGCTGATTCAGAACCTGCCAGCGGCGATTCTGAGCAGCCTGAGCAGCCACCTGAGCGCCAACCAATCGACTACCTGGACCGTTTTGCCCAGCAGTACGACCTGCGCCTTACGGGAATCATCGACCGCAAAGAGCCAGTACCGGGCAAGCCGGCTTTCGAGTTCTCGCTTGATTTTGTTGATGAGAGCTATCGGGTCAAAGAGCGTATGAACCGCAAGGACGTTGCGTCCCTGGGCTGGGCAATCGAGCGCCACCCGTATGGCATTCTGATTAGCAAGGACGGGGTTTCCCATGTTGCTCGAGGCTGGCCATTGGATAACTGGGGCAAGGTTCCCCAACAAACACTCACATCCATCAAGCCGGAGCCGTGAGCCCGCCGTGGCTTGCCACGTCGGCGAACGGCATCGGAGCTTTCAAGTTTCTCTATTCGCCCCAAACGACCTACAAGCCACCTTACAGCGTTATTTCTCAAAATCCCGTGCTTGATACCAGATCGAGCAGATCGCAAAGCTTGGGGCCTTTCTGGCGCATTCCTGTCTAGAGGCTTCGCATAATGTGAAGAGATTATGGTGCTTGGCGTCCGGACAATTGCGCAGCTCCGGGCGTCATTCAGCCATAATCTCGGTTATGCGAACGCCCCTCGAAATACCTACCTACCTCGTCCGTGAAGCCAGTCTTTATGCGCCTTCCAGGGATGCATTGGACGCTGTTTGCCACGTCCTGACAGACTATCCACGTGTCATTGCTGAGCTTCGCCAATTGCGCCGCAGAGTCTCCCAGCTCGATGGTGAGGAGCTCGATTTCGATCAGCGTTTAGAGGCTTTGCAGGACGCTTGCAGGGCTATTCTGGCGCTCTAAAATTGCTTTACATAATCGCTCATTCTGTAAATGCGACCCCTCCGTGGATGCACGC